AAAAAATATTAATCATTGTGCCAACCACCTCACTAGTTGAACAATTATATAAAGACTTTAAAGATTATGGTTGGTCACCTGAAAAAAACGTACATAGAATATATCAAGGTCACGGAAAAGAAACAAATAAAAGAGTTGTAATATCTACTTGGCAATCAATATACAATATGCCTAAAAAATGGTTTACACAATTTGAAATGATTATTGGTGACGAAGCACATTTATTTAAGGCAGTATCACTTACAAAAATATTGACAAAACTGGTAAAATGCCCATATAAGGTTGGTATGACAGGTACTTTAGATGGTTCAAAAACTCATAAACTAGTATTAGAAGGACTATTTGGTGCTGTAAATAAAGTAGTATCCACAACGGAACTTCAGGAGAAAGGCAAACTAGCTGACCTCAAAATATTCTGTTTGGTCTTACAACACGGTAAAAAGGAACGTGAATTTATAAAAAACAAAACTTACCAAGAAGAAATGGATTTTATTGTATCTAACGAAAAAAGAAATAGATACATTAGAAACTTGGCCTCTGGCTTACAAGGCAATACATTATGTTTGTTTCAATATGTAGAAAAACACGGAAAGGATTTGTATGAAACAATTAAAGACAAAGCGAAAGATAAACAAGTTTCTTTCGTCTATGGGGGAGTTGACACCACAAGAAGAGAAACTATTAGAGAGCTTACGGAAAAATCTGACAACGCCATTATCGTGGCGAGTTATGGGACTTTCAGTACCGGCATTAACATTAGGAATTTGCATAACATTATTTTTGCTAGTCCTAGTAAATCCAGGATAAGAAATTTACAATCAATAGGTCGTGGTTTACGATTAAAAGATAATAATTCACACGCTACTTTATATGATGTTGCAGACGATTTATCACACAATGATAAAGAGAACTACACGCTTCAACACTTTAGAGAAAGGATAAATATTTACAGCGGTGAAGACTTTGATTATGAAATTCACAACGTAGAGATAGGCAATGCACCAAGAGATTAAAGATAAAATAAACGTTAAAGTAATTAAACTTATCAATGGTGATGATATAGTTTGTAATCTACCAGAAAAAGATAAGCAATTACCAGACAATTCCCCATTGTTAAGATTAGAACGGCCATTACAGATTAAGTATGTGCCTCAAATTACTGCTACTGGTTTTAGAGATTATATCGCTTTGATTCGTTGGGTTAACTTTTCACCAGACAACGTGGTTACTATACCAAAAGATAAGATTATGACTATCACAAAGGCGACCAAAGAAATGTCAACTCAATATGGTCTCATATCTAAAGACTATCATACGATACGGCCACCAAAGGGAAAACAAGAAAGTTATGAGAGAAAAGAGTTTACCGCCGAAGAAAGTAAAAAGATAAGGGAAATATTTGAAGAATTTGATGATGATGAAGATGATAATAAAACTATCCACTAGTGTTTCTGAAGACGCTACACCGCTCATTATACATAAATTTTTTCAATTGTCAAGTGTGAAATGAACATTGACAAAAAAAGCAAAATGATATAATATGAGGATATTATTATGACAAGAGTAAGAACGAAATCCAAACCCGAACATTACGTTAACAACAAGGAATTCTTGGCCGCTATGGTCGAGTATAGAAAATCCGTTAATAGGGCAAAAAGAAAAAAACAAGCAAAACCTCCTGTTACCAATTACATAGGAGAATGTTTTTTAAAAATTGCGAATCATCTATCGTATAGACCTAACTTTATAAACTATACATACAGAGACGATATGATAAGCGATGGTATAGAAAATTGTTTACAATACCTAGACAATTTTAATCCAGATAAATCAAACAATCCTTTTGCTTATTTTACACAAATTATATATTACGCTTTTGTTAGACGAATTCAAAAAGAAAAGAAACAAACTACCATTAAACAAAAAATGATTGCAGATTCTAACTATGACGATATGACTTTACAACCAGGTGAAGACAGAGAATTTAAAAATCAATTTACAGAATTTTTGAAGGCAAATCTACCAAGAGAAGAAGACCCTAATTTAGTATCAAAGAAAAAGAAAACTAAAAAGAAGTAATGAAAATAGCGTTGTTAAATGATACTCACTTCGGTGTGAGAAATGATAGTCCGGCTTTTATTAAGTATCAAAATAGATTCTATGATGAACTATTTTTTCCATATATAAAAGAAAATAATATCAATACACTTATTCATTTAGGTGATGTTGTTGATAGAAGAAAGTTTATAAACCATAATACGGCACATAATTTTAAAAATGTATTCTGGAAAAAACTAGATGAATTAAATTTAGATACTCATATTATAATAGGTAACCACGATACTTATTACAAAAATACAAACGAAGTAAATGCTTTACAAAATTTAGAGATTAGTAAAAATACCAAAGTATATACAGAGGCAACTGAATTAGAATTTGATGGTCTTAATATACTATTCATACCTTGGATTTGTGATGATAACGAAACAAGGTCAGTAGAAACAATTAAACATAGTACATCACCTATTGCAATGGGTCATTTAGAGATAAAAGGATTTGAAATGCACAATGGCCATTTTAATGACCACGGCCAAGAAAAGGCGATGTTTAAAAGATTTGAAAAAGTTTTGTCTGGTCACTTTCATAAAAAGTCAGATGACGGACAAATATATTATCTAGGAACACAATACGAAATGACTTGGTCAGATTATATGTGTCCTAAAGGGTTTCATATTTTTGATACTAGTACAAGAGAGGTAACAAGAATACCAAATCCTATTAGAATGTTCAAGAAGATAATATACAATGATAAAGAAACTAACTATGATACATTTAATTTAGATGAATACAATAATTGTTTTGTAAAATTATTTGTATCAATTAAATCAGACAACGATATGTATAATAGACTTATGGATAGAATATACAATACTATTAATGTTCACGCCATAGATGTTATAGAAGATATGTCAGATGTAAATGTAACCGTTAGGGACGATTTACTTGAACAAGGAGAAGATACATTAACATTTTTAGGTAACTATATTGACCAAGTTAATACAGACCTAGATAAACAAAAGTTAAAGACTTTTGCAAAAGAACTATATAGTGAGGCAAGCGAATAATGAGTGAAGATAGAATAATAAAACCAGTAAGTGAACCTAAATTTGGTCCTTACTTAGCAAGATACAGAGCACACGAAGGACTTATAAAAGGATTAAAAGAAAGAGGAATGAAGTCAATACCAGGTAGTGGTAATAAAGAACTAGCTGGTGTGATAGATGACCAAAGAGGTTATAGTCAAGAAGACAAAGAATGGTTTGTAAAAGAATTTCAACCCTATATGTCTGTCTATTCAAGGGCTTGTTGCGAACACGAAAACGGAATGTGGGATGAACAATGGTCAGATAAATTTGAACTGATTGCTTTGTGGATTAATTATATGAAAGAAAATGAATATAATCCACCACATACACATAACGGACAGGTAACTTGGGTAATCTTTTTAGAAACACCAGATTTAGATAAAGAAAGAGACGCATACGTAGGTAGAAGTGTAGGACCAGGTGCATTAACTTTTCATTATGGCGAAGCAACTTTTCCAAAATGGAATATAAATCAAATTACTTACAACCCAATGCCTGGCGAAATGTGGATATTTCCTACTTTGTTAGAGCATAGTGTAATACCTTTTAAAACTCCAGGTACAAGAGTAAGTGTATCAGGCAATTTGGTCTATATGCCACCTAATATGCAATCACAGGTTATGCCTCAACAATTTGATAGAATGAAACCACAGCCAATTAAATAATGATACTATTTAAAAGACTAAATTATAAAAACTTCTTATCAAGTGGTAACCAACCAATTATTATTGATTTAGACAAGTCTCAAATGACTTTGATTGTCGGTACAAATGGTAGTGGTAAATCCACCTTGTTAGACGCCTTATGTTTTGTCTTATTTAATAGACCATTTAGAATAATTAAAAAAGAACAAATGGTCAATACTATTAATAATGGCGATTGTATGGTAGAAGTTGACTTTGATGTTGGTACTAAATCTTACAAAGTAAGAAGAGGTATTAAACCAAATTTATTTGAGATATTTTGTGATGGTAAAAAACTAAATCAAGACGCCAACAACATTGATTATCAAAAGTATCTTGAACAAAATATAATGAAACTTAATTACAGGTCTTTTATTCAAGTTGTATTATTAGGGTCTTCATCATACGAACCTTTTATGAAGATGAAACCAAGATATAGAAGAGAAGTTGTTGAAGAGATACTTGATATTAGAGTTTTTGGCCTTATGGACTTAATATTACGTTCTCAACAGAGCGACCTTCAAAAAAAGTTGACGGAGGTACGCCACCAATGCGAACTAATAAAGACCAAGTATGAAACTGAAGCAAAGTATCTAAAAACTCTGGAGGCGAAAGGAACAGACAACCAGACGGTAGCGTTAAAAAAACTAGAGGAAAATAAACAAAATAAGTTAATATATGATAAAAAACTACAATCTTTAAATGAAGCTATTGCTATAAGTCAAAAAGAATTAATTGGTAAAGAAACTACTGAAAAGAAACTAAAAGAACTAACAAAGTTTGAAACAAAGATAGAACAAAACCTAGATACACATAAAAAGTCATTAACATTTTTTAATGAGAATGATAATTGTCCTGTGTGTACACAAAAGATAGATGACCAGTTTAAGGCAAATAAATGCGAACACGAAAAAAATACAATTACAAAACTAGAAAAGGGTTTAGTCCAGCTCGTAGAAGAAATATCAAATCAAGAACAAAAAGTATCTGCTTTCACCAAGGTTTCAGACAAGATATCGGATATCAGATTACAGATAGCAAAGGTTTCTTCCTCACTAGAAAGTCTGAAAACACAAAGCGACCAGATACAACAAGATATTAATAGAGTAAATGAAAAAGATGTTGACATTGAATCAATAGAACTTGACCTAGAAAAAATGAGTGTTGATTTAAAAAGTGCTGAAGTTGATTTAGATAAGGTACACGAAGAAAAAGGTTACGTAGATATATTAAGAGAAATACTTAATGACAAAGGTGCTAAGGCACAAATAATTAGAAAATATGTGCCTATTATGAATTCATTAATTAACAAGTATTTACAAGCAATGGACTTTTATATTTCATTTCACCTAGATGAAGAGTTTAATGAAACGGTAAAAAGTAGATTTAGAGATACATTTAATTACAATAACTTTAGTGAGGGTGAAAAGATGAGAATAGACCTTGCCTTACTATTTACTTGGAGAGATATTGCAAGAATGAAAAATAGTACAAATACTAATCTATTAATACTAGATGAAATATTTGATTCATCATTAGACGGCCAAGGTACAGATGATTTCTTTAAGATAATAAAAACCCTAGAGAAAGAAAACATCTTTATTATATCTCATAAAGGTGATATACTATTTGATAAATTTACTAACATAATTAAATACGAGAAAGTACAAAACTTTACACAATTAGGTACAATATGACAGATAAAATAAAAGAACTAAAATTAATACCATCTAACGACCCTAGAGTATTATCATCAATAGCACCATTTAATGATGATATGTTAAAAGAATATGATTTTAAAAGCAGAGCAGAGTTTTCTAAAGCAATGTTTATGGCTTGTAAAAAATATGGTGGTATAGGTCTTACTGGTAATCAAGTAGGTATACCTTTCAGAATGTTTGTTATGGGCAATCATTTAAGTTTAAATAATGGTGAAAAACACGTCTGTTGGAATCCTAAAATATCATTTAAAAGTCCTGATGAAGTTATGATGAGTGAGGGTTGTTTAACTTTTCCTTATCTATTTTTAAATATCAGTAGACCAAGAAAGATACAAGCAACATATGAAGATGATGATGGTAAAGAAATCACTAGAGATTTTGAAGGTATGTTTTCTCGTATCTATCAACACGAATATGACCATACATTAGGTGTAACCTTTGTTGAAAAAGTATCAAAATTAAAATTTGATATGGCGAAAAAGAAGGCAGAAAAGTTATATAAACGTGAACTCCAGAGAGCAGAATTACAAAAATCAAGACAGGCTTGACAATCATTTAATTATAGTGTAGGTTATATATATGGCTTATTCGTGGAAAAAAGGTATGTCTATTGATGACCAATGGCAAAGTTGGCAAGAACACAATCCATTAGACAAGATACCAGATATAGATACAGAAACATTAAAAGAGGCAGTTATAAAAGACTTATCTTATGTTTCTAAAATGGATGTTAAAGAATATACTTTATATCAAAAGTGGTGTGAGGTACACGACAAATATCCTACGCAAGAAGTCAATAGTTTTTTTGACGACAAACCTACATTATTAAATCCTGACCAAGGTGCATTATTACAAGAGATTAAAAATAACTTTTGGTTACCTGAAGACCAAGAAGAATATCTTTATTTAGAACCTGAATTATTATGGACAGATGGTGATGATGTAAAATCTATTACAGGTGCCAATATGCCAGCAATTTGGAATGGTATGAGAACATTTTTATCTACTATGAAAAACAATAGTAATATTGGTAGAAACCTAAACTTTTTAATTAGAGATAAGAAGACAAAGAAATATCTTGGCCTTACCTGTATGTCTAGTGATTTTTTAGACCTTACACCTAGAGATAATTATATTGGTTGGGAAAGAGTTGCAAAAACTCAAAGAATGATTAATCATACTTGTATCGGTAGTACAATTGTACCAATACAACCATTAGGTTATAATCTAGTAGGTGGTAAACTATTAGCATTATTATGTCTATCAGATACGGTTGAGAAGACCTGGGAATATCAATATAAAGATAAACTAGCAGGTGTTACCACAACTAGTCTATATGGTAAAACTAAAGAGATACCATTATCTCAATATGATAGATTAAAATACTGGAAGAAAATGGGTTGGACAGCAGGTAGTGTATCATATGAACCACTTAAACCAACTAGAATGATGATACAAAACTGGTTAAAGAAACAACATACTTACAAATACTTTGAATGGTATGTTGCAAAGAAAGACACAGGTCAACCACATAAAAGAGACCATAGAAATAGGTCACATACATTTACATATAACCAATTAGGTATAGATAAAAAACTAATTAAATCAGAACACGCTAGAGGTATATACTTTGGTGAACTATATGAAAATACTAAAGAATTTTTAAGAGAAGAGATAAAAGAAGATAAATTAATAAGAAAATTTGACAATTCAGTAGAAGCATTAACTGATATATGGAAAAACAAGTATGCCAAAAAGAGATTGGCTAGTTTAACCAAACAAAATAGAATATCAAAAGAGACACATTTTTATGATGATATTATCTATATGAATTGGGAAGATACAAAAAACAAATACTTGAGCGAAGTAGGGAGATAAATAAATGCAATTAAACGAGTATCAAACTCAAGCAAAGAACACGGCGATATACCCAAAAGACAAAGCGATGGTCTATCCAGCACTAGGTTTAGCAGGCGAAGCAGGTGAAGTTGCAAACAAAGTAAAGAAAGTGCTCCGTGATGGAACAAAAATTAAAGATGTTAGTAAAGATATCGCCTCTGAAATTGGCGATTGTCTCTGGTATCTCAGCGTATTGGCTGGTGATATTGGTTGGGACTTGGAATCTATTGCTAAATTAAACATAGACAAATTACAAGATAGAGCGAATCGTGGGAAACTAACAGGTTCCGGCGACAATCGGTAGCGAGAATCTATCAAAAAAGAACAATACCAGAACAAACAATAGGCGGAAAGCGTTATGGACCGTAGAAAATAAAACGCTTGACATTTGCGAATCTTTCCTTTAGGATGGATTTATATGATGAAAAAGGACACTACTATGATTAATCTTGATGTCAAAGGCTATCTTGCCAAATTGATTGCTTCAGAAAACATTACAATCCAACATAACAAAGTTAAGACGGCTTCTTTTGATGTCAAAAATCGTATATTGACTTTACCTATTTTCAAAGAAAAATCAGGTGACGTATATGATATGTTGATTGCTCACGAATGTGCTCACGCATTATGGACACCATATAAAGAATGGGCAGAGATTTGTGAAGATGATGAGTTAAGAGCATATGTAAATGTCCTTGAAGATACTAGAATTGACAAATTGATACAGGCGAAATATCCTGGTGTTGTTAGAAACTATGAAAATGGTTTTGATATATTAGATAAAAAGAATTTCTTTGGTCTTATTGGTAAAGATATCAATAAGTCATTAATGTTAATTGACAAAATTAATTTGAGAAGTAAATCATTAAACAGATTACCTTTCATATTTGCTCCTGAAGATAAAAAATGGTTAGCAATGGTTGACAATATTGAGACTTTTGATGATGTTGTTAGCCTTGCTAAACAGATGTTAAACTGGCAGAAAAAACAAGTTGAGCAAATGAAAAAATTACCAGATTTTGATAATCATATTATTGCTAAAACTTATGAGTTAAGTGAAGATGATGATGAAGATTCAGATGATGACAATGGCAATGATGATGGTCAAGGTTCAGGTTCAGACGCTGAAGAATCAGATGACGCCGCTGATGAAAAAAATGATTTCAATAATTTCGGTGACCAAAAAGCAGATACTCAAAAAGATACTAAAGAGTCTGGTGAAAGTAAATCTTCTAATACTAATAAAGATGATAAAGAAGATTCAAAAGGCGAAGCAGATACATATGCTAAAGGTGCCGGTGGTAATGACGTTGGTGAAAAATTATTAAAAGTGGTGACTCAAGATTCTTTTGACCAAAAAATAGAACAATTATTAGATAAAGAAATTAAAGGTTTCATATATGGTAGTATTCCAAAACCTAAATTAACAGGTGAAAACTCTGGTTTAACTTCGTATAAAGACTTTATAAAAACTTTTGATGAGTTTAAACATAAAGAAACTTATGCTGATGTTCCAAAATATGACGCTTGGTTGCAAAACAAGTATAAAGAATTTTTAAGAGAAAACAAAAAAACGGTTTCATATCTAGTAAAAGAATTTGAAATGAAAAAAGCTGCTACTGCTTATAAGAGAGCTAGTACAGATAAAACTGGTGTTATTGACCCATTGAAATTAAAGAATTATAAATTTAGTGATGATATCTTTAAAAGATTAACTATCTTACCTGATGGTAAAAATCACGGTCTTATGATGTTATTAGATTGGTCAGGTTCAATGTCTGATTGTTTATCTCATACGGTACACCAATTAATAAACTTGGTTGAGTTTGTTAGAAGAGTACAAATACCATTTGAAGTTTACTTTTTTACAAGTGAAAGAAAAAATTACTCTGCTTGGGACGGTAAAAAATATGATAAATGTTTTGAGTACAAAGATGGTGATTGGATGTTTGAAGATTTTAATTTAGTTAATTGTGCCAGCCATAGAATGACTAAAAAAGAATTAGATAAAGCTATGTTCTATATGTTTCATATGGCAGATTATTATGATGATAGATATGGTCCTTATAGAAAAGATTATGATTATAGAAATTCAAAACCTAATTCATATAGTATACCAAATGAATTCAATCTTGGTAATACACCATTAAATGAAGCATTAATTTATTTCAATAGTTTGATACCAGCATTTAAGAAAAAATACGGTATTGAAAAAATGACTTTAATTACACTTACTGATGGTGGTGCTAACGGAATATCTCACTCAATATATGGTCAACAAAAAGATGACCATTATTATGATAAAAAAGAAGTATTTAAAATTGATGGTAAATCTTTGACATCAAGTAATAGTTATTCAAGAGACTTAACTACAATGTTATTAGACCATATGAAAGAAAAAAATAACTTATCAGTAATTGGTTTCTATATTCTAAAAAGAGTTAGAAAGTGGGACCTTGAAAGATATGTTGACGCTGATAATTATTATGAACGTGAAAAAGGTTATATGAAATTAAGAAAGGAAATGACTAAAGATAAAGCTTGTGTTGTTCCTCACGAAGGATATGACAAGTATTTCCTACTTAATGGTAAATCAATGAATGTTGAAAATTTTGATATGAGTACAGAGACTATCAAAAAAGGTACAGCGTCTGAACTAAAGAGAATCTTTGGTAAATCTATGAAGAATCGATTGGTTTCCAGAGTTGTATTAAATAAATTCATACAGGAGGTCGCATAAAATAATGCTTTTTAATGGCTTGACAAATGCGAATCAGTATGATAGGATATATGTATAAATTAAATGAAAACGAAAGGACAATACACTATGTTAAATACTAAACAACAAGAGTTTGTAGACCACGCTGTAGCAAAGTTTGGCACAAACGAATTGACCGTTTCGCAACTTAAAGAGGCAAACAAAAAGTTTGGCTGTAAGTATGCTCCACAATGGTTGATTAAAAATGGTGATTACAAGATTGGTAAATCATTATTTAAATTACCTACGGAAAATGATGTAGATAATACTAAAGACTCTGGTGAGTCTGAAAAAGTTTTACCTACTCAAACTATTTCTAAAGAGGCCGCTTTTGTGGTTTCATCTTTAGTCGGCGATATCGTGCCTAAAAAAGACCCGATATTCGTATCGTTTGGTAATTATCCCGATTTAAAATCAATTATCAAATCTAATATGTTTTATCCTGTGTTTATTACAGGTTTGTCTGGTAACGGTAAAACAATGGGTGTAACCCAAGCGTGTGCCGAGGCAAAAAAAGAACTTATTAGGGTTAACATTACTATTGAAACAGATGAAGATGACCTTTTAGGTGGTTATAGACTTAAAGATGGTCAGACCGTTTGGCAAAATGGTCCTGTTATTGAGGCGATGGAGAGAGGTGCTACTTTACTTCTTGATGAGATTGACCTTGCAAGTAATAAGATAATGTGTTTACAACCTATTTTAGAAGGTTCTGGTATCTTTGTTAAGAAGATTAACAAATTTGTTAAACCTAAAAATGGTTTCAATGTTATTGCTACTGCCAATACTAAAGGTCAAGGTAGTGATGACGGTAAGTTTATCGGTACTAATGTTCTTAACGAGGCGTTTTTGGAAAGATTTCCAATTACCTTTGAACAGAAATATCCAAGTGCTAGTATAGAGGAGAAAATCCTTGTTAATACTCTTGCTAAGTCTGGTAAAAAAGACAAAGACTTTTGTAAGAAATTGGTAACTTGGGCTGATGTAATCAGAAAAACCTACTTTGATGGTGGTGTTGATGAGATTATATCAACTAGAAGATTGGTACATATCATACAAGCCTATTCAATCTTTAACAAAAAAGTTAAAGCAATTGAAGTTTGTACTAACAGGTTTGATGATGATACAAAGAATTCGTTTATGGAGTTATACACCAAAGTTGACGCTGGTGCCTCTGCTACACAAATAGCAGAACAGCAAAGACAAGCGGAAGTAGATTCCCAAACGAATGAAGAGGACGAGTCTTCGGATGACGAAGAAGTTATCTAAAACTCTATCATAGTGTAAGTCCTTGGAGGAGGGAGTAGTGTCCCTCCTCCGTTTTTACACCGAAAGAATTTATGTTTGATATAGGAAGCGCAGTATTATTTTTAACTTTTACAATACCAATATCTATTTTGGTAATGTATGTTATATTAAGATGTATTAATGCAACAGATAAAGATAGAATTGAGAGGAGGTAATTGATTTGACAATTACGGTTGAAGTAAGAAAAGGTAATCTTGAAAAGGCTATGAGAGTATTAAAGAAAAAAGTAGCCAAAGAAGGGATTATTAAGACTCTTAAACAGAAGCAATACTATATAAAACCTTCTGAAATTAAGAGAGAAAAGAAAAAAGAGGGTATCAAGAACTTCAAAAAGAAGATGAAGAAACTTGAACTTACAAGAGGTTACTAATTTCCCCGCCTGTGCCTAGATGATGATAAATATAGATGAGCAGGCTACTCGTAAGACCTGCTGGCGTGGAGAGGCGACCAGAGCCTGTTAATTCTATTAACGAACTGGTGAGTTTAGGTGGTTCTCTAAAAACCACCACAGAATTTTAAGTTTCAGGCTCATTGGCCTTCGTAGCGCTGATAAAATGCAATGTCCAGGTTGGACTAGAGTAAGTGAAAATGTGGGGTAAGACCTATTAGTATAAAGAGGGTGAGGCCTACCTCTGCCTGAATGTTGTTAAGGTGTAGCGAGAGTGAACCTTAATGGTGGATTGTTTTAGCATTTGCGCTTAG